GCCGTGCTGCAATAGCCGCTGGAACCCGCCGTGCTGCAATAGCCGCTGGAACCCGCCGTGCTGCAATAGCCGCTGGAACCCGCCGTGCTGTAACGTCCGCTGGAACCCGCCGTGCTGTAATCGCCGCTGGAAAAAGGCTCTTTGCCCTTCACCCGATTAAAAACGGCATTCAACGTAGCTTTTACCAGCCCTGCAAAATTCACCTCACCTTTCACCGTAAGCTCAGTGCAAGCCAGTTTACTATCCTCTACGCTTTTATCCACGCTCCCGCCGCACTCTACCTCAAAAAAGCGCGGGCTATCCTTCAACGGGTAGTAGTGCAGCACATCCAGCGGGTTCTCGCAGGCGTGCATACCAGCGTGGCAGCAGTCGGCCTTGTCCTCGTGGTAGGTCTTGCCCACCTCGTACTGCTTGCCACGGCACTTCATGTTTTTGTCCATGGCCTTATATGCGATAATCTTCTCACTCATGCTTATAACCTTCCTTATTGGTATGTTTCTTCTGTGCAGGCATGGTCAGCGCCTCACTTCTTAGAGCTGCTAAAGCTGCCGATGAGCCAGAGCGCAATCCACGCCGCCGTTCCGGCGGCCCAAATGAACGTCCAGTGCATCAATGCGCAGATGGCCCACACGGCGGCGCAGGTAACGCCACACGAGATGCCCAGAAGGACGGCAAACGCGATGATGATCGATAGTACTTCACCCATTGTTCCGCGCCTCCTTTGCGACTCTCTCAGCTGCCTGTGCCGCTGATTCCGAGCACCACTTGCCAGCCGGGGCGGTCTTGCGGGGGTCATCCTGGGCTGCTGCAGCTTCGTCCTCTTCCAGCAGCTTCTTCAGATCTGCCAGAAACTGGCCGCACATATCCGCCTGCGCAGATTCTTCCAGCTTACCGTAAAAGCTGACAGGGTCGCGGCCTATCGAGGCTTTCAAAAACGCCTTGTTATGAAAGTACTCTTCAAAGAACTGATACTTGCCAATCAGCTGGCAAACCTTATCGCGCATCGTGGTTTTCATAAAGATCCTCCTTTCTATCAATGTCGCAGCACAACATTGGACGAATGAACCAGATAGGTCACACCGTCAATCTTCACTTGCAGCTGGTCGCCCTCGTAATCGTCCCAACTGTCTAATCTCCCCTCGACAATCGTTCCATCAGGCATTTTCAGCTGCGCCCAGCTGTATTCATAGGTCAGGTCAATAACCTGCTTATTGCATCCGGCCATCAGCAAAGCGCTTGCCAATACGGACGCTACGCCAACAATAACTTTTTTCATGCTCGTTCACTCCTTTTAATAAAATGTTTAATAAAATGTCTTCTCTTTGCTGTGCCGCTGCGGCTCCTGGCCTCGCCATTCCTTCGCATTTCTTCGCTTCGCCATTCCATTGCCGAGCTAATCAACGCTTTGCCTTTGCTTCTCGTCTCAACTCAATGCCTTCGCCCAGCCCAGCCCCGCAACGCTTTGCCTTTGCTTCGCAAAACGTCGCTCTGCCTCGCCTTGCCTTTGCCTTGCCTGTCTGTGCTTCTCAGTGCCGCCGCGATGCGGTAGGTCGCAGTGCGCTGCCACTGCACAGCAGTTCACCTCATAGCCTTCGCAAAGCATCGCCCTGCCATGCCGTTGCCATTCCGCTCCTTGCGTTGCCGTTGCGCATCTTCTCAAATCACGGCAATGCCGCTGCAATGCAAATCACTGTTGCGCTGCGCAGAGCCATCGCACGGCCAATCTAACTCAGCCTTGCCATTGCCAAGCCGTGCATCGCACCGCCTCCGCGAATCCAGGCCGTCAATGCCATGCCCTTGCTCTCAGGCTTTCACCTCATATGCGATGTAAGTAAACCGGCCCTTTCCGCTGTTACGCCACTGGCCGATGCCGCGCAGAATGCCATAATCCAGCCACTCACGCACAACCTTTTCGTGGCTGTCGTCAAGGAGGATCACGTCAAACTCGCAGCTGCTGCCCGCCGGGATCTCCTCACTGTTGGCAAGGCTCACGCGCTCGCCCTGTGCGGTCTGGGCACGCAACGGACGCTGGCAGTCGCCGATCTCTCCGTTTGTCCGAATCGGAATCATGCGGGGCTGAACGAAGATCAGGCCGTCAATGACCTTCTTGTAAGCGGTCAGTTTGCCGCTTTCGTTCACGGCCTTCTTCTTGCCGGTCTCGGTCTTGCCACCAATGCGGGAAAGCATACCGCAAGCATCCTTAAACATGCCCTTGATCTGGTAATCGTAAAAGATCGGATTGCCGTCCGGGTCACGCGGGAAAACGGTCATGCCCTTATCAGCTACCGCATCAGGGCCAAGAGCCGCCACTTCATCCTCGATGCTTGCAGCATCCGGCGACTTGCTGGCGATAAACTCGCGGGCCACATTGGGGTTTGCGGGCCAGGTGCCAAGCACCGGCTCAATAAACGTAGCTTTCACATGCAGTTTTTTCATAATAGTAGCCTCCAAAATATATTGCTTACGCCACGCCGTGGCTTTACCGCTTCACGAACTGGTTCACAAAGTAGATCTGACCTTTTCCGGTCACTTTGGGCGTCTTGTTGATGCTGGTGTGTCCATCGGAGTGCACCACGGTGGTCTCCTTGATCTCGAACAGGCCCTGCTCCACGGCCCGCTGGGTGGGCATGTTGTAGTCGCTGCGCTTGGGGTCTTTGATAAGGTAGCCGCGCTCACGCATCCAGCTGAACAGCCGGTTCTGCCCGATCTGCACGCCGTTCTGACACAGCAGCTTTGCCAACTCGCCCACAAGGATGCTCTTTTTGCTGGCACTCACCGCGTCGGCAAAGATGCCCTTCGGGGTCAGCTCTGCAATCTGCCTGTCCTTGTGCTCCAACTCTTCGTGGGCGGCGATCAAGGCCTGCGCCATCAGCTCAGAGCGGGAAAGCTGCGGGCGCTGTGCCAGCTGCTTCTCCATCTCGTTGAAGGCTTGGATGTACTTGAGCTTCCATTCCAGAGCTTCCTTGCCGGTAAAACCCATCGCCAGCAGCGAAAAGCCGTCCCGGTTCATCAGGTACATGGGGTACTTCTTGCCACGATTCTCAAAGTCGGAAAGATGGAACATAGATTTGGCGGCGCAATTTTGCGCCACGAGATTGTTGATGGCTTTGAGCACGTCCTTGTGCTCTTTGCCAAAGTTCTTGGCGACTTCCCGACTGGAAACAACTGGCTCGCCGTTCTGTGTGGATAAGATAATGTCGTTCATTCAGGCTTTCCTCCTTCCTCATCGTAGACCACAAGCTCGTTCAGTGTGACCTTGAAATACTTTGCGAGCTTGAGCAGCTGCGAAAGGCTAGGCCCGTAAATCGAGCGCTCCCACTTGCCGATTGCGCCGTTGCTCAGGCCTGCCGCCGCCTCCAGATCGGTGCGGCTCAGCCCGTGCAGCTTGCAAAACTGGTCAATTTTTGAAACATTCACTAGCAATTCTCCTTTCCGGGCTTGAAAATCACTAGAAAATATGCTACTATGTAGTTGCGAGGTACAAAGTGAATAAAATCTAGCGTCTGCCCGATATAATATTGTCAGGGGCTTTGGTTTTGTCTGCTCCTTACGCTCTCTATTATATAGCCTAATTTTCTAGTTGTCAATAGAAAATTAGGCTATTGGAGGAATTTTTTATGCGTTCTTTGCCTGAACTGGTAGAATTTATCCGTGCATCGTGCAAAAATCAAGGAAGCTCCATTACAAAAATGGAGAAAGATTTGAAATTTGCCAACGGAACAGTAGGAAAATGGGCTAATGGAAAGCGCTATCCGCCGAAAGATAAGCTACTGCTTGTGTCTGATTTTCTACAAATTTCTATTGAAGAGCTTATGGGCGAAGAGCAAAAAGAAAAGCCCGCCCCCGGTGAAGGGAGTGGGCTGGACGCAAGGTTTGACGCGCTGCTAAGTCAGATGACCGATGCAGACCGTGCAGATCTGCTGGAGTATATGGAATTTAAGGTTGCAAAGAGGAAGGAAAACCCCAATGGCTGAGTTTTTGGACAAAAAGAGCCTGGCTCTCCTATTATATATGGAGAAGCACAACGGGAAAATGAACCAGCACGAAGTCTGTCTCATTTCCGGCGAGGATTTCAGTTTCAACGGCCAGAATCGGTACATTCAGAACTTGAAGGGACGCGGTCTGATTGATGAGCGCCGCAAAGAGTACATTCCTGACGGGGTGGGTGGTTTTCTTCCCAGCGAGTACATTTATTCTCTTCCGCTAGCTGGAGAAGCCTATCTTCAAGAGCTTCGAGCGGATCGGGAGAATCAAATACTTCAGGCCGCATTGGATTTGCTGGTGACCATCTTCGGTCAGAAATTTTAAGGGCATCACAAACGCGGTCAAATGCTTCGTGCAGCTCTTCCGTGGTCTTGCCCTTTCCGCATCCGTAGTTGAAGCAGTAACACCCGATTTCAAGAGAGCACCGGTGGTCGCAATTTGCGCACTCTTCGCTTTTGATTCCGGGCAGGCCGGACGCTTCCGTTGCCAGAAGAGCAAAAATTCTGGTTTTGTACCGGCCCAGTTCAATTTCGTACTTATCCACAGATTTACTCCTTTCTGCTGTTGAGCAGGCTTTCCGCATAGGAAAGCACCTCTTGTTTTTCCTGTGCCGACAGAGAAGAAAATAAAGCTTTGAGGCGGCACTTTTCTTCCATTGTATCACATTTTGCAAATTTTGTGCTATTTTCTTGCACTTTATTTTCCCCCTTTGGCATTTTCCTTGATAATTTAGCTTTTTAGGCAGCTGGTTGGCTGCCTATTTTTGTATATGAGGTGGTTATTATGAAAAGAAGAACGTTTCTTGCATTGGGTTTGACTGCGGCTTTGTCCATTCCTTTTGCCATGACGGCTTTTGCAGATGGGAACCAGTACAAAGTGGGTCAAACAGTCGAGTTTTCCGGACGAACCGATTTCGACTATTTTTACACTTATACCGCGGAGGATTATTCCGTTTATCCTTTTCCTGAAACCGATTACAAATGCTTTTCCGTCATAGATGAAAGTGGGAAACGTTTTTATGCCGCTGTAAAAAGTGTACAGTATGAGCACGCGAGAACCGCATTTGCAAATCAAACTTTCACTTTTAAAGGAAAATATCAGCAGACAGCCGGTGATGGAGCTCCGATTATTCTTATCAGCCAAAAAATCACATTTAATGAAAAAAATCAAAAAATAGAGACCTCAATAGGCAAGTGTATGTGGGATGTTACCGATTGTGGCACAACAAGCGATAGCGTTTTTCGGACGTTGCATGATGTATATGCCGACATCACCATAACGCTTGCGGACGATGGCTCATACCTGTCAATTGATACAAATCCATACGACCTGAAGGACAATACAACTAATAAAGCGATTGGGCTTATGCATGTTAGAGAAGCTAATGAATCGCTAGGGCTTCCCGATTGGCTTTACGAAGAAATTGTGAGCACTCGTGCCATTGACGGAAGGCAAAAGGAAGCTTTTGACAAAGTGACCGTTACATGGTCGTATCATCCAGATCACGGACTTGAGGTCATTTACCGCAAAAACTAACGTGTAAAACATGTTCACAACCATATTATAAAACCGCTGGTTGTTGACGTCAATCCCCATTCGAGCATTGTTTTCGGTGGAAAAATCCACAGAAAAATGAGAATTTGCAAGATACGCGCGAAATGCACGAGCAATGTGCAAAATATGCACGTTGCTATTCGTGGTTGCAAGGCTGCTGCAAATTTTGCAACAGATCAGCAGCCAGCGCCCCGCCGGGCGTACCGGCTGCGTTGCGCAGGGCTTGCACCTCCGGCAGGGCCTTATCTTGAATGTAAGCGCGAGCAAGGCGCTGCTGCTCCGGGGTCATATCCAAATAGCAGGCCAGCAGGGCACGGGCATGGGTGCGAAAGTGTGACAGATTTTTCATAACTCATTCCTCCCAGGGTGAAGGGGTGTGGTCGGTGCCGGTCAGGATGCTGGCGGGCATTCCGTCGATGATGGTCATTTCAACCTCTTTACTGCTTCTTTGCTCAAAATCCATTTTGCGTTTCTCCTTTCTTTTGTGCACGTCTACGATTTATAATCCAGATTTTACCATGCGCCGTTGGAAAACAAAATACGGATAAAATTTGTCGAATGGCGCAGAAAAAGTCTGCGCCATTTTTTGTTAAAAACACACTGGTTTTATGGGGGTGAAAGTATGAGTTATTTTACAGCGAGCCAAATCGGAAAGGCACTTGCAAAAACGCGGGTGTCTGCTGGCCTGAGCCAAGCGGAGATTGCAAGGCGCATCGAAAAAGGAGAGCGCACCGTGCAGAGCTGGGAAAAAGGATGCACCAGCCCGGACAGTGACGAGATCATGGACTGGTGCACGGCGTGTGGCGTGTCGCCCATCACAGTATTCATGGAGATGACCCACCCGGATCTGTACAAAGTGCCGGATGACGGAAAGGCGGACGATGAGCTAAACGCGGAGTTGCGCCGTCTCGTGGTAAGCCTGCCGCCACTGACAAAAAGGCTGCTTCTCTTCATACTGAAAGGCAGTCACGGCAGCAGCCCGCCTGCTGTGATCTCCGAGGTAGCCGCCAACCTGCACTGCCCACTCAACAACCGGGTCAGCGTGTGCGGAATCATCATCAACCAATACAATTTTGCCCAGAACATGGGATTAGACCCCTGCCCGGACGACCCACAGCCGCCAATAGACGATTTGAAGGTAAATTACAAGGCCGGGCGTGAAGCTTCGGAAAAAGGCGCGCAGAGTTACATCGGGCGAAAAAAGGAGTAAGCTATGAAATGCGTAAGGCCATGTTGCCGGAAGGAGATCCCGGATGGTGCTTCTTTTTGTCCGTGGTGCGGGAAGAAGCAGCCGGAGGCCGCCCCGCAGCAAAGAAAAAAGCGCCGCCGTCCAAAGGGCAGCGGCAGCGTGTATAAACTGAGCGGGACGCGGGCAAGACCGTATGTGGCCCTGACAGCCAAAAGGGACGTTCTGGGCACGTTTGAAACAGCAGGCGAAGCAGTACAAGCGCTGGACGCTTACAACGCCCAGAACACCCCCGCAGCGCGTCTGAAATGCACCTTTGCAGATGCCTATACCCAATGGAAAGCACAGCCCAAATTTGACAAGCTCAGCACGGACATGCAAAAAGGGTACGAGCTAGCCTATGCAAAGGCTGCTCCGCTATACGACCGACAATTGCGGGACTTAAAAGCGGCAGATTATCAACAGGTCATTGACGCAATGGTGGAAAAGGGGCTCTCCCGAAGCTCCTGCGAAAAGCAGCGCACGCTTTTTAGCCAGATCTGCGAGTGGGCAATGGCGCAGGACATCATAAACAAAAATTATGCCATGCTGCTGCAGCTCCCGGCGGTTACAGGAAAAGCGGAGCGCACTCTGACTGCGGCCGAGATAGAGCGGATCAGCATCTACCAGAATGACCCAAAATTCGGGCAGACGGCTCAGATCGCCATGGTGCTGCTGTACACCGGTATGCGCATTGATGAACTGCTCTCTATGCGCTGTGAGGACGTGCATCTGAAGGAACACTATATGCAGGGCGGCGAAAAGACCGAGGCAGGCAAAAACCGCATTATCCCGATTCTTGAGCCGATTTACAAGACGGTAGCTTTTTGGATGCTGAACAGCGGGTGCGAATGGCTGATACCATCCAAGGCCGGCACAAAGCTGGACAAACGCAATGTGGCTACAAAATTCCGAGCCCTGATGCAGGAGTGCAATATAGAGGGTGTGCATCCACACACCCTGCGTCACACGGCCAGCAGTAAAATGGTGGAGTGTGGTCTGGAAAAGACCGCCGTGCAGGCCATCTTGGGTCACAAAAATTTCTCAACCACGGCCAACAAGTACGTGTCCCACAACGACCCAGCCTATTTGTTGCGGGAAATGCAGAAGATGAAATACTGATTTGTTAGACTGTTTGTTAGATTATCACGTTCATTCAGGAGATTTTAAGTCGTTTCAAGCAAAAAGAAAAACGCACGGACGGTTTGTTTTTATCGTTCGTGCGTTTATTTTTGGAGCTGGTGACAGGAGTTGAACCCGCAACCCACTGATTACAAATCAAGTTTATTTGACGTATTAATGTAAATAATTATTTATTTGTTGGCTTATTGTTAGACTATGTGCCTCGTGCCCAAACGCTAAAGCTTATGTAAAAATAGCACATTTTATGTCTTTTTACAAGTCGCTTATCTTCCGCATGACCAGCTCATACTCTTTCGGATATGCAAGCTTTATTGCGTTCATGTGCTCGTCAAGAACCTGCATCAGACCGCCGAAAGGAACAGAGCTGGCAGCCGCCACAAAGTCGCTTTGTGGTTCCGCTGCTGTGGAGTACGCCGCCCGGTAATCCGTGGGCGACAATGCCTGGGTCTGCGTTTCAGGTGCGTGCGCTTCTTCCAGCTCGTCCCGCACAGTGCAGAGGGCGGCAAGCTTTTCCACGCTCTGCCAGTCCGTTGAACCGCATTTCAACTTGTGAATATGGGTGTTGATCTCGTCAATGTCCATGCCTGCCGCCCCCTTTCTTATGCGTTGCGCAAGATGTCAGCGGCCCGCTTGTATGCGTCTCGCTCCGCGCCGGTGGCTTCCTGCATCATATCCTCGATGTCAGAGATCATGCGCTCACGGCCATCCGTGCGGGAGTAGTGCCCGCGCACATAGTGACGGCCACGGTTGGCGTAGCTGTTGCCCCGGTTGTAACCGTTCCCGGCATCGTGGCCAAAAGTCCCGCGCATGTCAGCTTCCCACTCGCCCGCACGGCTGTAATCGCCGCCCTCGCAGTAGTCCTCGATGCGGTGGATGTCCAGAATGATATCCACGATCTCGCCGATCATCTCGATATCACCCGGGGAACGGTTCTTTTTGTCAGTCAGCTCCATGAGCTCGTCGCACATCTCATCCTTCAGATGATTCAATTTATCCAGCATGACTTTATCTCCTTTCTTATGCTACCCGCTCAACGATCAGATTGCTGTTTGCAATGCTGACTGCCTGCGTACTGGTGTTTTTAACCGCCACGGTCACGCAGCAGCCACGCGGCACCTCGATGAACGCAGCCACGAAAACGTTGAAGTAATTTTCGACTGCCGCCGGGGTGACAATGGCTGTCGCGCTGGTCAGCGACTCACCGCCGACGGCCAGCGCAACGGAAATGGGTCCCACAGTGCCTCCGGTGGGAATGGCGATATTTCCGCCAAAGCTTACCTTGAAGCGCGCTTTGCATTGATTGGTCAGACCTCGCAGGGTCACGAGGCCGCTGCCCTCACGGTGCATGATGCAGGCAGGGGCTTTCACCGCGGTCTCGGTCAGGGGAAGGTTTTCACCCGCCGCCACGATGACGGTGTTGGAGTTGCTAAATTCAGCCATTTTATCGGCTCCTTTCATAGAAAAACGCCGGGACTTTTGCCCCGGCGCTCTGGTTTGCAAAATCAGCTCAGGGGCTGAACAGACTACAATTCGCAGTCAGTTGCCGTGATTCGGTTATGCGCAGCTGCCGCAGCCGGTCCCACAGCCATAGTAAATGGCGTTGGGGTTAGGCACCTGATAGGCAGGTACGGGAGCTTTCTGCTGCAGAGTCCCGATGATCTGGTTGGTCTGCGCGTTCATCGCGGTGGTCAGGAACGCGCTCTGGCGATCCTGAGAAGCAGCCCGGCGCAGCTCGTTGTTCTCGCTCTGCAGGGTGGCGATCTTATCATTGGTCAGGAAGTCGAGCACCGCGCGGGTGTTGCTGTTCTGATTCTCGATGATGTCCCGGGTGTTGTTGTTCATGGTGTTCTGCGTTGCGCAGAAGCCCTGCTGCATCTGGTTCCGGGTGTCGCACTCCTGCGTGGCCAGATTGTAGTTGACTCCCTGGATCGCGGTCTGGGTCTTGCAGCAGCAGTCTGCCAGCTGTGTAGCCAGAGCATTCTGCCCCTGCATCAGCGCAACGTTGGTGCCGTTGAAGCCCTGCTGCATGGCGTTGGTAACGCCGTTCAGGCCCTGCTGCACGCCGTTGAAGCCCTGAAGCATCCCGGTGTTCATGGCATAGAAGCCGTCGCACAGGCCGCTTTCCAGCCCGTTCAGCTTGTTCATGACGCTCTGGTTGTCGAAGCCGCGCTGCAGGTCTGCCTGTGTGACAGCGCTGGTTACATAAGGCGAAGCGCCGCCCATGCCGCCGCCCCAGCCAAAGCCGCCCATGCCGCCCCAGCCGAACATGCCGAAGATCAGGAAGAGGACGATCCAGCCCATCCAGTCGCCGCCCCAGCCGTTGAGGCCGTTGCTGTAACCGTTGGCGGGCTGTACCGGCATGGTCAGAACCGTGCTATCAGAAGAAAGAGACATAGTTTTACTCCTTTACGTTAGATTTTTGAATTTATTCTAAACGCGGCCGCATTTTAGAACCCAAACATATTTTTCATTCCATTGAGCATCGGCGCAATCTGCTGCGCCCGCTGCTGAATGGCGTTGAGCTGCTGCTGTGAGAGCTGGCCGGAGGTGAGCATCTGGTTTATCATCTCCTGCGGGTTCTTGCCCTGCATCTGGCCCATAAACTGCTGGAACTGCCCGCCAATGGGGTTCTGGGTCTGTCGGCCCATCGAGTTATACAAGCTGCTGCTCATCGTTTAGCTCTCCTTTTCCGGCTCTTGTGCTTCCTGCTTCTCCAACGCCGCCAACTTTGCCGCCAACTCGTCGAACTCCTTGCGGGTGACATACTCCCCGCCTGCGGCTTGCGTGGCTGCAATCGACGCTTTGGGGCCGCTGGTGCGTTCCTTGTAGTCGTAGATGCGGAGCGGGAACGGCCTGCCGTCCTGCCCCACTTCTTTGATGTAGAAGGTATCGGAATCAGCATCCAGTAAAAGCACCCGGCTCCCGTTGGCGACCAGATAGCCCCGGGCCGCTGCTTCGCCTTGCACCCAGATAAAGCCGCTGTCAGTCGGTGCGGCCTGTCCCTGCATTGTCGGCATCATGACGGGCTGAGGCTGGTACTGTGCTGCCCTGAGCTGTTCAAGTTGCCCTTGCGGCTGTTGCGGGTAATATACTTGAGGGTATCCGTTATAAATCGGCATCGTTTTCCTCCTTATACCAGTAGTAGATCGGGCATTCCGCGCCACTGTCCCAGCTGTCGAACCAATCTCCATCAAGCACGGTCAAGACGTGGCCTGAGCAACCCAGCACATACACGCCATGCGGATACTCCCGGGCAAAATCTGCCACGGTGTAACAGATGGTGCAGTCTGCTTCCACCATGCGGCGCTTGTAACCCTGCTTTTGGAGGTACGCGCCCCATGTGCGGTTGGCGCTGGGCATATCGCCGAGGGCGTAGCCGGTGAGCGCCAGCGCAATATACGCCTGCTCCCAGCTCTGACCGGTGGCTGCTGCTACCGCCCGCACGGCACAGTCTCCGACGCTGCTCCCGTGGGGGTTAGGGTTAAACTTGTGCCACACTGGCGCTCACCCCCTTTGCGCCCAGTGTAGCAGAGCCGCCCGGCGGGAGAGACAACGAAGGTACAACGAAGGACAAAAAAGAAAAACGCCCACACGGCACAAAGCCGCATGAACGCTTGAAAAAACAAAATCCCCCGATGCTCCAAACGGAACACCGGGGGTTTCTGCGTCTCCCGCATGGTACGCACTATAAGTAGGCGGGCGGGAGACTGTTCAGCGCCGAATCTGGCGACTGCTTTTTTCATTCCCAGATAAAGCACGGGGTTAGCTGGCAAATATCCACCCTAATGCGCTTCTTCGAGAGGCCGGGTGGATTTGTTGGTGTTATTATACCACAATCAATCCGTCACGACAAGAACCAGCGCAGGGCCGTTGACGCTGAACGCTGCGTCCTGATAGGGCTCAACAACGGTCGTTTCCACGCCCTCGCGTTTGCGAAGCTCTGTAATAAGATCTGCGGTCGGAATAATTTCGATGTTCACGGTGAGCTCCTTTCGTCTAGCTTTTCATCAATAACTTTCAGCCGGTAGCCTATCGCCGTCCGGCTGTAATGCGTCTGTGCTGCAATGTCCGGCAGCGGGAGCCGCTCAACGTACCGCAGTAAGGCTATCTTACGGTCTACCCTCCCAAGCGGCGCGCTTTTGATGGCGGCGATCATCCTCTTCCGGTCAAGCCCTCGCAGCGCAGCGGGCAGCACTACACGAGCCGCCGCCACAGGCAGCACCGAGCCAGAAAGGCTGCGGCAACTCTCCGGCGTTGCGCACCATAGTGCCAAGCACGGCAAACCGGTGACAAAACGTCACAATTTTCGTGATGTCACGAAATTGCTCTTGTGCGGCGAACATCCCGGTGACGTCACCGAGATGGCGGTATGTAGTGCTTGCCATGATATCACTCCTTATTGTGAACAATGATATAACGAATTGTGGAAATTTTGACGATAACGCTATCGTCCGGGTTGTTTTGTTGCACACCGCTGAGCGCAACATATTCGCCATTTAGCCACAAAATACTTCCTTCCAACCGCATGAGCCATTTTCCGCTACCATCGAAATCAGCGGCATGATTATCCAAGTCGATTTCGAGGTAAAAACCATCGTTCTGTTTTGCAAAGTATTTTTGCAGAACAGAAGTGATTTCTTCCGTACTCATGTTTTCAGAATCAGCAATGACTTTGATGTAGTGATAATGAAACATTTTTGCCTCCTTACTGCGTGATTTCCTCAGCGTTCGCCTTGTCTTTAGCGTCCAGTGCATCGTAGTACGCCTGCGCAAGGGCTTCCACCTCTGCGATGTCGTCCTCTGTCAGCAGACCGCTGTCCAGATGGGTATACGCCTTATCCAGCCAATAGGCCACATCGTGGCCAACGGCGATTTCCCGCTTGATGGAGCGCAGGGTCAGGTCGTGGCGAGCTTTGCTTCTGATTGCCATATGTATGTACCTCCTTTATGTCATGGATGCCACGGCGTCCTCAAGGTCAGTGATGCGTTTGATGGGGTCTGCTCTGCCGGTCACCGTCACGCTGTCTGCGTCGGTCAGCAGGGTGTTCACGCCGCTCAGAGCAGAGATGGGCTGTGCGCCTGTCACAGTGAAGGGCACAGGCTCTGCCAGCTTGTACGCAATTTGCACCGGGGTTCCGGCGGCGTACTGGGCGGCAAGGTGGGCTTTCCATGCATCAGCATCATCCGGGATTGTGTCGCCCCAGCGTACACGGATAGCACCCCACACAATAGCACATCCCTGCGCGGTATTGGTGTTAGCGATATCTGCATGAGGATAGTGGCTGCAAATCTCGTTGCCTTTCTGCGGCGCTGCATTGACAGCGTTCGGAATTTTTGACGATACATAGTACCAGTCGGTTTTATTGTCCAAAAACTTGCCCGATACCATCCATTTTTCCGTCCCGTCTAGCGTCAGCAGCTTCCGCGTCTCCTGCCCCTCACTGCTCACTGTGTCCACCGTGCCGCCGTAGATGGTGCGGGGCAGTGTAAGGGTGGCTGTTTGGCCGGTGTAAGGGGCGTAGGTTGTTGCAGTCGTGCCTTTCTCTATCTGCGGTTTTGCCGAAACATTATCCAGTATGCCAGAGGTGTCAAAAAACAAGGAGGCATTTTGTATGTCAGTCTCTACCGTAAATGTACACGGCTGCCCAACCTGTTGTGCAGCAACTGTAGTATCGCCTACATCCCTATTGAGAATTGACATACGGAAATACGGCATTGCGCTAATCGTGTATGTGCCCGCAGGAAGCGAAAAATAATCAGAGTTGTAGTATGACGTCCCATTTGCCGTTCCGTTTGCCGTTACAGTGCCATCGGAGGTTATTGTCCACGTTAATCCGTTGTTCAAGGTTTTTTCTGGCATCCATGCAGGATTAAACAGGTTTTCCCCGCACCTTGTCACTGTGACGCTGTCACGTCCCTTGATGGGACGAATGTTTTCGGGGCTGGGTGTCCCACTGCCTTCCTGCGTCGGCTCCCAGCTCACCTTACAGCCCAGCGGATATCCCGCCACCGGGTAGAACTGCGCCGGGTTCCCGGTCTCAGAAATGGGCGGGCAGAGCACATCCACGATGTGCTTGCTGCTCCATGGGGCAGAGTCGGTCACGGTAGTGTCATCAATTTGTGGAGCATCTTTGCCGTCTTTGCCATTCAAGACATCAATTGTTTTGGTACCGTCTTTGTCAGTGATGCTAACACGATGGCCATTTTCGATGTCAGTTACAGTTACGACTGGGGATTTTCCGTCATTGCCGGGCTCGCCTTTGAACTCACCGCTTGCGATGCCGTTCTTCAGCTCTTGCAGACTGCCAGCGGCTTCCTGAGCGCTTTTGTCTGCACTGCCCGCACTGGTGGTGGCTTCATTAGCAGCGGTCTGTGCGTCTTTGGTGGCTTTCAGAGCATCCTCTTTGGCGGTAATGGTGTCAGAAAGGGCATTCCCAGCCTTTTGGGCAGATGCCCCGGCCTGCTGTGCTGCCGTCTGTGCATCGGTCTTGGCCTGCTCTGCGGCGGTGGCGTCAGTGTGCACGGCATCCACCAGCTGCTGCCATGCAGGGGTGCCCGGTTCCGGCTCTGTGCCATCCTCTGTGCCGCTGTTGGCGCTGACACGATACTGCAGGTCTGCGCTGGTGACGGTCTTGGTGCCGTCGCTGCCCTCAAAGGTGACGCAGCCATTGCCGGGCTGTGCGGTCACGCTGGCGGGCACGTCCACATAGCCGTCAACCACAAGCGAGGATTCCGGGTCTTTGCCGTCCGGGACATGCCAGAACGCCCGGATAGCCAGCCCTTCCCACTCGCCAGTGGCACTGACGGCAAGCCTGTACACGCCCCGGTTCTTGGTGTAGCCAAAGCGCACCAGCTGCTCATAGCCGGGCACTTTGACCACGCCGGAAGATGCAAGAGATACGCTTAGCTCAATCATAAATTTACCCCTTGTTGATGGTAGGCTTCTTTTCTGCCAGTGCCTTTTTCATCATGCTGACGGCCTTTTCAATCACGCTGTCCAGCACTTCATCCGTGATGAAAGGCTTCAGCCAGTCCGGCAGTGCGCCGCGCAGCGCAGCAAAGACCTGCGCCTTTTTCTTTGCGCCCTGGCCGCTGCCCATGATGCTGTCCTCGGCGATGGTCACGAGCTCCAGTGCCCACTGCTTGACGTACTGCTTGTAGCCCAGCCGGATGGCACCAACGGCCAGCGCGGCAAAGCCGATGAGCATCAGTACCAGTGCGATGGGTGCGGGGATAAAGTTAAACATTGCTTCCATGATTTGTTACTCCTTTCAGTAGGTAGTTGTTAATATCGGATTTGCTTTTTTGCATACCTTCGCGGTTGTTGCCGGACAGCTGCGAATCCAAAAGATTTTGTACGCCAACGAGTACGAGACGCATTTCTTCATCGAGGCCGTCAAAGCGGCGCAGGTCTCTTGCAAGGGCCTGTGCGTGCTGAAGCTGTCCCTGTTCCAGCACGCCAAGTCTTTTTTCGAGCGTATCCATTCGCTTGTTCTGCGCATCGTCTGGGGCCTGTGCATTTTTGACGTACTTGTGGATGATGTCCAACACCTTGTCGATGGTGATGACCGCAGCGCACAGGCTGCCCAGAATGCCCAGCACCCACAGTAAAGCTTCTTTTTCGGTCATTTACCCTCCCGGAGACGGGTCAGACCCTTCTTGCTGATGATACCCGCATAGTCCTTGTATGCGTGGGACATGTCCACGTTAGTGGCCACACCGGGTACACGCGCCGTGCTGGTGTACTGCCACATGCCAAAGGGCCAGCTGGGAGCGGGCTTCTTCGTGCGGTAGGCAGCCAGCCACACGTCGTAAGGCTTCAGGGCTGCGCCGCCCATGTACAAGAAGGTGCTGCCAAACCACAGGCCGGTGTAGAGCATGGCGTACATGCCCCAGCTTTCCACCGTGCCCAGCATGTAAGCTGTCAGGTCGGTCAGCACATCCTTGCCCAGCGGCTTCTGCACCTCGTCCTCGATGTCCACGGCCACCGGCAGCTCAAAGCTCCGGCCGGTGAGCAGCTTCTTGAAGTAAGCCAGCTCCTTGTCGGCCTGTTCCCGGTTGACCGCTTTAAAGTAGCCATACACGCCACAGGGTATGCCCAGCCGCTTGCACTCGCTGTAATTGCGGGCAAACTGCGGGTCGGTGTAGGGCGCACTGGGTCTGCCCGCTGCACTGTTGCCCATGGCGCGAATCATCACGCCGTCCACCTTGCCGCTTGCCTTGACCTTCTCCCAGTTGATTGTGCCCTGATATCGGGACACATCCATGATTTCAGCCATAGCGTCCTCCTTACTGCGTGATCTCCTCAAAGCCGCTCTTGATGAGAATCGCCTTGACCTTCTCCTTCAGCAGGCGAGGGCAGCGCTCATACAGAGCCTTTGCGTCCTCCATAGTCTCAGCAGACATAATTTCCTGTGCCCATAACATTGCCATCATAAATACCATCCTTTCGATTCTTTGTGTGATTTTATGCATAAACAATCTCGCTCATTTCAAGCAAGCATTGCTTGAGCATCTTGTTTTCTTTTTGCAGTGCCTCCACCGTCTCCGGCAGCTTCTCCCGGGCTTCGGCCTTTTTGCGTGCTTCTTCCTGCGCGGCCAGCTCTTCGGCGGTGTAGCGGATGTATTTCTGGATGGGCACCTGTTCCACCCATTCCTCCTGCGCCTGCACGCCCGGACGGTCAACGACCTTCTGCACGTCCTTACCGCCGTTGGGGTACTCGGTCACGGTCTCCCAGTGCCACTGCTCCTCCACGCCCTCTACGGCGGGATGGGTGACTTCTTCGGTGCTGGTGGTCAGATACCCAAGCGTCAGGTCCGGGTTTTCCAAGACCGCACCGTTCTCGTCAATGATCTTCATGGTTCAAAACCTCCTTTCTCAGGCCACGCGCCGCCAGATGTGCACATAGTAGGCGGCGGGCTGCACGGTGCTGCTGCGTCCGTAAATAGAATTCGAGCGGGAAGCGTCGAAATACAAATCTTTCGGGACACTATTGGTGACAGCAGCATCAGCACCGCCATAAGAACTAAATACCCCTGTGTTATAGAAAGCGCCTGTCATTGTAGCTCCACTTTCAGAAATGAATGAATTGTAAATATTTTCTAACTTAGGCACAACAGAGCCAGTAATATTCGGCAAACCGGCTTCGACTGTGGTACCCGCTGCGTGGGCGTAGGACGCACCCATCAGCGCCCGGTTCTGTGCAATCTCCTGCCATGTACCGCCGAACAGTGCGGCGGGGCTGGTGGGGTCTTCCGAAATCCAAAATTTGATTTTGGCATGGTCTTCTGCCAGAGCGTCTGCAATCAAGGTCTTTACAGCGTCTGCGCTTATCACGCCTTTCAGCGCATTGCCAACAGCTTTTGCGTCAGCCGGAGCGCCCTCGACGCTTAGCGTCTTGTCGGTGCTCACGATGGCGGCAGCCCTGTCCGCTTCAGCTTTGGCAGAAGCGGCAGAGCTTCCCGCGCTCTTTGCGTCTGCGGATGCTGACTGTGCGCTTTGGGCTGCTTCGGCGGCGGAGGTCCGGGCGGCGCTTTCGCTCTCTGCAGCTGCTGCGGCCTTTTTCGTCGCGGTGCTGGCTGCTCCGGCGGCGGTTTGAGCGGCCTGCAGGGCGGCCTGCTGCTGGTCTGTCACTTCCTCGGCGTACTGCTTGACGTACTCCATGCCTTGTGCAATGTCCTCGCGGACTTCCACGCCGCGCTCAGCCTTACGGATTCCCGCAATGGCTTCATCAAAAGTTTTATCCATAAAACACCTCCTGTCTCATTAGCCTGACATGTACCCTTTGAGTGATCGACTCAAATCGTAAGCATCGGACGCTTTGCGTGCACTCAAAGCCTGCAGGTCGCTGATGCTGGAAAAATCAGTGCCAAATGTAAACTCCTTTTTATCCGGCGAATCCAACGGCTCAACAAGCTTGGAGCACAGCAACCAGGTATCTACACCATGCGGTGCAGAGAAAATGTGCGTTTGCTTTCCAAGCGCAATACGGCTGACATCAATATCAGCGTCTTTCAAATCGACCGCTTTGACTGTCATGCCGTTCAGATAGCGCAGATTTTTGGCAAGTTCTTCCTCTGCCGCATCCAGCAAAGACTGCGGCGTGCTTTCGATGCCTTCAATAAAGATCACTTTTGTGATGATGCCAAAAAGCTTTTGCGCAGCCAGATCGTTTGCGGCTTCTGTAATGGTTTCTCCCCATGAAAAAACAAGCCATGTTATCTTTTTGGAACCTACCGCGATCACCCGCGTGTAGATATCCTCTGCTTTGACGTTGTTGGTCAAATCCAGCAGGTTTGTTCCAAAAGCCACCGTCTGGCTGTTTTTATCGGTGATCGCCTGAAGATAGTCCAGATACCGGCGCGGTTTTCCGTTAGGATCCTCTGCATGGCGCAGCACCAGATATCCGCCGTACTTTTCAACCAGCTCACTCTGCAAGATATCCCATGTAACGCCATAGTTTTTTCCATCGCCAAAGCTGTATGTAGGTTCCTTCACATCAAACAAAAAGCGGGGATCCGTCTTGCCGTTGATAGCAAGGATGTATTTCCCGTTTTGCTCGGTGATCTTAAAGGTCTTGGATTCAGATGCCTGCTCAACGTTATAAATGGAGTACGTGCCAAAATTCTTGTTGCAAGTACCGCAGACGATTTCGGCTTTTTTCACTTCGACCTTTGCAGCGTACGTTTTGCCCTTTACATAGGCTGCAAACAGACGCACGCGGAAATTGTTGCTTCCAATCCGTGAAATAATGCGACCTTCCGCAATGTGCTCTTCATCGATTTCCCAGCTCAGGCAGGAAGCTTTGTTGATCTCTGTTTCCTCATAGAAAATATTCGTCTTTCCATCCACGGGATCTACAATTCCCCAATGGTAAATGTAATCTCCATCATTAGAATCGTAGCTGTAACCCACCTGCACGACTTTGATGCCGTCGATATAGGGCACGATCATGGGAATGTCCATTTGCACATTGCCGGGAGTAAAAGCTTTGTATGCATCTACCATTCCGTTGTGGTTATCGCAGATCCATTCCAAAAACTGCGAAAAGCTCACATTTTTTGCAGCGTACGGCGCAAGACCGCTATCATTCAGATACGCAAGCTCTCCTTCGCAGTAGATTTTCTGACGCATCAAAAAATCCTGCTCATGGCTCATAGGACGGCCCTGCCAGATGGAAACGCCGTCCTGTTCCACCTCTACCGTAGTGCGCAGCTTTTGCAGTGCAGAGTGTGCCACATTGCCAAGCGGCATGGTAAACTCAAATGAACCAGCTTTACCCACTTCGCGGGTCAGCGTGGGGCTGATGAGCTTTTTCGTGTCGGTAATATCGCTGATATCGTGGATACAGACCTTGGTTTCCCATGTGTCTACATCCGTCTGCACACCAGCATAAACTTTGTAGCTCATAGGCTTGCCCCCAAATACTTGATACTGATGCTGCAGTCTGCCGATGCAGCAAAAACGAGGGTGCCCACTACGCCATCCGGCATAGTAAGCCCCTCGATATACTGCCAGTCGGTGGACTTGGCCAGAATGCCCACCTCAAAGCCATTGAGAGACACCGCGATGTTTGCGGCGGTCTCGCTGCGCTGGAAGTAGATGCCGGCCGCACGCGGTGCACCGGTGATGGACACCTCTTTGTCCTCGCCCGCCTTGAGCGGGATATTCGTGTAGTTGCGCACGATGTCCGTTTCAAAGTTGAAGTCATCCCACAGCCAGTCGTTGGTGCCGTCGTAGACGCTGCGCTTGAAGGGGTTGCAGGTGCCGGTGATGGTAAAGGCGCTGGAAAGCCGGTCGCGGGATGGTGTGACTTTCCAAAGCCCTTCCCAGTACCACGCCGGGTCTTCATCAAAACGGCACTGCAACCACTTGCCATGAATGGCATTGGCAATGGTGCTTTCGATGCTGGGCCACTTGCTTTTTGGCGCGTTGCACAGCAGTTCCATGGTGATGGTGCGCTTTTTATAGTGCACCTTGCCATCGTCCCATGTGGTCAGGTTCAGCAGCGAATCGGATCCGGTGACCTGCACAAGGTATTCTTCCGGTTCTGCCGCGCCGATTTTAGGGCTGCCTACCTTGAGGTACAGCCCCCAATCTGTCAGGGTGTGAAAATTGCCGATTTTTGCCCCCAGAAGCTTTGCCATTACACACCCCTCGCTTTCCGTTCCACTGTCACGCCGATGCGTGCATCTACGTTGGTCGCCATACGGGTCGACAGCACGCCCACCAGCTCGCCGGAATCCATGACCACCTGACCCTTGCCGATGTCTGGCAGATGCTCGTCCAGCATCCCCTCGATGCGTTCCAGAATGCTGGTCTGCCGGTCAACAATGGACTGCTGGCCGGTAACGCGGTACTGCAGGGCTGCACGGGTGGAGAAGGTACCAAGACTGTCATACACGCCGGTCTTGTCAAAGGGACTCTGGTAGTGGCTGACAGGCTTCTGATTATTCTTCTTGTCCATCCACATGGCAAGGCCAATGCCGCCAGCGACAGCGCCCACGCCCAGGATCAGGGCAAGAATAGGATTTGCTGCAACGAAAGACACAATAGTGCCAAGCGCAGACGTGATGCCGCCTGCCATGCCGGAAAAGCTCTGGACGATGTTGCCTAGTGCTCCGCCCACGCCGCCGGACTTTGCAAGACCGTCGATGATCTCGCCAAAAGCCTTGACCGAATTGGTCACACCGTCGATATCGGATTTTACCCCGCCGTCAGAAAAAAGCTTCTGGAAGATATCAAATGCCTTTCCGATGCCACCGCTGAAGTAGCCCTCATTGACCGCGGTCAGTGCGTCCGTAAGCCACTTAGAGATCACGTCACGCTGCCCCTGCGATACCTCGCCCCAGATCAGATTGACAAAATCCAGCCCAAGACCTGCCCAGTCGCCGTTTTTGGCATCACTAAAGGCGCTTTTTACCAGCCCAAAAATGCCCTTATCCAGCTGGCCGGAAGCCTCGCTCAGCTGCTGGTCAATGCGGTTCTGGGTGCCCTTCACGCTCTTGTCGATGAGAGTAGAGGTCTCCGTCACCTTGTCTTGAACGCCGTCGATGTAGGTGATGATCTTCTCGTAGGTCTCCGCGCCGTTCTCGCCGATGCGCTGGCCAGTCTCTGTGACGGTCTTCTTGATATGCTCGCTGTCGTCCGCGTACTTTTCCACCGCCTGCTGCACCTTTGTGGTGATGCCGTCAACGGTGGTTTCAGAAATGTTGGTAAAGGTGCCCAGCAGCGTTTTTGACATGTCATCATAGGTCTTTGTGACCTTTGTGACCGTGCCGTTGACTTTGGTCTCGACCTGCTTAAAGGTCGTGGCAACACCGTTCACCATCTCTTTTCCGGTCGTGGTGGTGGTCTCGGTGATGCGGTCTTTGATCTTGCCGGAGCTGTCCTTGACCTTCTCGGTAAGAGTCTGGATGCTGGTGGCCACAGCGCCCAGCGCATTCTGCGCGGTGGTCGTGGCCGTGCTGGAGATGGACGAAATGACCGTTTCGGTGGTGGACTTGGAGCCAGAGGATCCGGATTTTTTTCCGCCGGAGGAGCCGCCGCCTGTGGTGACGATAGAGCTGCCCCCGCTGCCATTGGCTGCCGCCAGCTCTGCCTGACGTTCAGACCAGCTTTTGTTGCTGATGCCTATACCTTTTTTAGCATTCTGCCGTAAACGGTTTTTGTTGCTCTGCCGGTTATTTGCATCCGCGTACTCTTCGTAAGTGTCAAAGTCAGCCGTGGCAGCTTTTCCGAGAAAACGGTTAAGTTTGTAGCTCAGCTGATCCAGCCATGTGGTGGCTTTGCTCGCGAAGTCCTTGAGAGCGTTTTTTGCCGTGTTGATAGGCTCCGTCAGGCCGGTGATCGCGCCTGCGAGACCAATCCAGCCGTCCGTCTTGTAAGCTTCCTGTGCTGCGACGAGCATATCGTTCAGATTGCCGATTACAACGCCGAAGCCGCTGGATAAATCGCCGGTCAGCAATCCTGCCAGCTGGCTCACGTTATCTTTCAACGTGGATACCCGGCCATTCATGGTCTGGCTCTGGGTGTCCATGCTGTTGTAGTAACGCCCGCCCTCTTCAGATGCGGCCTGCAAAGCCTGCGTCAGCAGATCATAACTGATGGTCATGTTCTGCACTTCGGCGGTACTTTTTCCCGTGTAGTCGGCAAGAATGCCGTACACGTCGATGCCGGCATAAGCAAACTGCTTGATATCGGCCGCTGTAGCCTTGCCGGTGTTGGCGATCTGCTGCAGGTTTTGGGACATGCGGTTCAGCTCGTCGTTGCCGCCACCGGTCGCAGAGACAGCGTCGCCCAGCGCCATGATGGTATCGCGGGCATAGGAAGCGTTTTCGCCCGCAGAGATCAGGTACTGGTTGGCCTGTGTCAGGCTCGCCACGTCAAAGGGAGTTTTTGCCGCGTCTTCCTGGATCTGGCTCATGACCTGCTGCGCCGCTTCCGCGCTGCCCAACATATTGGTAAAGCCAGTGGTGTATTTCTCGATCTGGGCGTTGTACTCAATGCCGGAAGAGATGAAACCCTCTGCGGCACCGAGCGCAGCGGAGCCAAGCTTCGAGAAAATGCCCGCCATGACCGTGCCTTGCGCAATTGCACCGGCCAGAGACTTGCTGGACGCTTTATCCGTGGAGCTGGCAAAGCCATCCATGCCGTTGTTTGCAGCTTTCAGCGCGGTCGTGGTTGCTCTGAGCTGCGCTTCTGCCTGTGCCAACATGGTCTTGAGATTTTTGGTCTCAGAGGACGCTTTGCCGGTCCTGCCCACCGATTCGTTGTAACGTCTGGTCAGCTCTACTACGGCCTTTGCGGCCTTGCTGTACTCTCCTGACAGTGAAGAAACGGTCTTTTTTGTCTCGGATTGCACATTTTGGATGCCCTGCCGGTAGGCGCTGTCGTCCAGCCCGAGGGTGGCACTCAATTCAAAAAGTTTCAGGTTTCATCACCCCCTCCGCACAGCTCTTCAAGAGCCTTGCTGTTTTCTTCCGTGATCTCCGCCGCAGACCGCTTGTCGATCTGCTTTACATAAAGTGGGAATGTATACGAAGCAACGTAGGAATAAAGAGCGTCAGCTCCCGCAAGTCCGCCAACGGCATCTGCTACGCAATTGCGGTAGAATTGAACTTCATCGTGGTTTCTGATTTCTTTTTTGATGTGGTCGAGGATATAGGACTTGCCGAAAAGTTCCAGCAAATCCAGACGAATGGTCGAGACCATCCGTTTATATCCTTCCACGCCGATCACATCAAGGATCTCAAAAAAGCCATGAAATCGTCATCAGACAGCGCGCGGGACATCGCTGCAACGAGCTTTCTGGTGGGCGGAAGCTCTTCGCCCTTATCCAGCACCACAAAGAGCGGAAGGACCTTTTCGGTCATGTCTGCGTGCTCTTCGTAGATCATGCGCATCATTTCTTCCGCATTTTTCGCGCCCTGTTCTGCAATCTTCTTGGCCTTCTCCTCCGGGGTTTCGTTGCCAGTCAGCGGCGCAAGCTGAGTTGCCGCCGCCACCGCGCCCGTGTCAACGAGGCACTGCTTGTATGCCTTTGCCAGCTTATAAGTTTTTGCAAGGTACTCCTTGCCTTCCAGATCAATGATTTCCTTCATGTCTTTTCTCCTTACATCAGGACGCGGCCTTTGTGATAGAGTAGAACTCCATCGGGGCCTGTTCGGGGTTCTCGAGGTCTGCAAAAGCGGTCAGCGTGATCTGCATCGATCCGCCGCCGCGATGCTCAGATTTCAGGCTCAGGCCACCGGTGGACATGGCATTATAGAGCTTGACTGCGATAAAGCCGCCGCCAATCATGGGGCCGACCCACCAAATTGGCTTGAAATCCGTCAAAGCGGTTTTCAGGCGTGCAATCACGTGGGTGGGGTCTTCCGGGTCTATGTCCGCAGTACCAATGGCGAGCTGGATGCTCTTAGGGTCTGCGTTGGGGGTCGTGTAAGAGATGGTTGCGGTGGTTCCGGTGACTTCCACGCCCTGCTTTGTATTGGTGGGGGCGTTGTCGATTTCGGAAAGAGTATCCTCGGTGGAGTTCTGGTAGGTGATAGTCACGCCTCCCTGTGTGGCGTGGATGACGTTTGTTTCATCGATCTTCGGGGTCTCAAGCGAGAAATCGGACAAAATGTTGCCCGAGCCCTTGGGGATGCTCTTGAAAGCCTCCGCTGTCAAAACGTTGACGTTAAACTTCTTTGCTAAAGTTTCAGCCATATTGCTCCTTTACTCACGGTATAAGCCGTGTAAGTTCAAAAATAAGGTATTCGCACAGATACCCTTCAGGCGTGTTGTTGAGTGGCTGCGCCCAATCTTTATCGTCTTTGTCCAAAAGAATAGCGCCGCCCTCGCACTCGATTTTTAAGCCACCTCTTGGGATGGCCGCGCTGATCGTATCTTCGGTTTGCAGGATGGGGGCTCTGCCGCCCTTACTGGGGTACCACAGCCGGGCGCGGAAGGATGCCGTTTCGTTCCACCCGCCGGGTATGGTGGGCTTGTAGGTCAGATAGGGCAGGGAAGCGGCAGGAGGGATGTTATCTTCCAGATAGCCCGGGATGCCAAAGCCGTTGAAAAAAGCGTTCAGCGCCCGGTTGATGCTCTCAGACGGTCCCATTACGGCAGCACCGCCTTTTTGCACTTGACAGCCCGCAGTCCCATGCCGGATTCCGGCGGGGCTTTGCCCTCATCTGCTGCGCTGGTGATCTGGAAGGTCTGGCCGTCGCTCACCCGCTTGATGTAGTCCGGGAAGGTCAGCGGCACACCGGTGTTGACCAGCAGGGTATAGGTGGATGCGGTGTCAGCCTGCTCTGCCACCTGAGCTTCCACGGTTGTGTCGTGGCGCTCCACGGCTTCAAACTCGGGGCCGTCCTTCCAGCCGGAAACAAAGCCGCCCACGCCGTCCGGCTCATAGCTGCGGGTCTGAAAGCGGTATTTTTGGGTAAAGCTCTGCATCACGGTGGATGCAGCGAACGGATTGACCATGTCACATCTTCCTCCAATGATTGATTTCGGATTTATAGCGGGTCTTGCCGTCTGCGGGCAGGCCGTCCGCGCCTGTAGCCATCGTGCCGGACCACCCGGCAAAGGACTGGGACACATACACGCCGCCGGACGGGAGCGCCTTGTCGTATGCGTCAATCTTTTCAGCCAGCGCCACGAAGTCAGGCGGCACGCGCATGGGCTGTACCGTCCCGGTGAAGGTCTCGGCGGTCAAATCGCCGTCCCCGGCCTTGTGCACGCCGTCGTTGAAGATGGATCCGCACACAAGGAAATACTGCCCCGGCACTACCCCGGCGGGCACGGTATCCGGCTCAAAAGCAAACTCCCCGGCAACGGGGTCGTCCGCCCGGTCAAAAAAATTGTGCGTGTAAACGCACAGCTCTGGGACGGTCATGGGGCGTCCTCCTTACAAAGGGGCGATCACTCGCCCGGGGTAATGGTCTCGACAGCGATACCGTCCAGATACTCAGCAAACAGGGTCACGCCCATAATGGCGTAGCTCTCGGAGGTTGCGGTGCTGTAGTTTGCCTGAGTGTGGAAGCCGATGAGGTTGCTTGCCTCGCCTGCGGTCCGGTAGACCAGACCTGCGCGGGCAAACTCGCTATCCGCAGGATCCACATAGTACATGACGATGTTGTCTACCGGGGTGGCAATAACCTTTCCCTTCGCGATCTCACTGTCGGACAGCAGGAAGATGGTGTTGTAGCCCATGAAGTCCTTGATGTACTGGAAGCCGAACTGGTTCTGCACGGTGATATTGGCATTGCCCAGATAGTCGTACACGTCCATCACGTTGACAAAGCCAACAACGCCGGTCACGGTGCGATGCATGGTCTTGAACTTGTTCTCGACCGCGCCCTTGGCATGTGCCAGCGCCATCTGGAAGGTCTTGGGAGTGCCCTTCAGGGTGCCGGTGTTCAGGAACTTGTAGAACTTATCCGTTACCAGAGCGGTCAGGTCGTACAGGAACTCATCATCGGTCTTCTGCACGGCGACATCGTAGCCGTAATTCTGGATCGCCTCAAGGGTGACAGACTTGCCGTACTTGTCGATGGTGATCTTGCCGTACTCCTTCTCCTTGACGGTGTACTTGCTGAACGGGATCTCTTCGCCCTCGCCCACGGTGCCGCTCTGCAGGGTGCCCTGTGCATACTTGCTTTTGAGCACGGTGCCAGGCTGCATCCGGATAGGGCGCATGATGCCCAGAATGGTGCGCAGATGGTCCCAGTTGCGCTGGAAACGGGTCACAAAGTCGATTTCACGCGCGGCTACGGTGATATCGGTGGTCATGGTGATATTTTCTTTTGCTGCCATGTATTAGTCCTTTCCGCCGCCTGTAAACAGGTCGGCATTTGCTGCAATGGCCGCCTGGCGCTCGCCGGCGTCCTTGATTGCAAAAATTTGGTCTTTGGTCATTTTGGAACCGGCGTTTGTGGGCGGGTTGTCCACCTTTGCGCCGGTGGTGGTCGTAGTGCCTACGAAGTCGCTCCAATCGGCTTTCAGGCTGTCGGTGTGCTTCTTGGCGTCCTTGACCTCGCCCTTTTCGTCCAGCTCCAGCTTGTCGATATCCTCGCCAGACAGCCGCACAACGCGGTCTGCATACTTGTCCAGCACCCCGGCAGCCTTCAGCAGCTCCCGGAACTTGGCTTCCTTGGCTGCGTGGGTGTCCTTCTGGGTCTGCTGGGCTTTGTAGTCGGTCAGCGCCTTTTCAGCGGCCTGCTTGCCGCCGTTGGCTGCGTCCCGGTCCTTTTCGGCCTGTGTGCGGGCTGCTTTTTCTTCATCCAGCTGGTTTCTGAGTCCGTCCGTCTCCTTGTGCAGGGCGTCCAGAATGGCTTCGACCTTGTCATCGTTGGAGGTTTCGGGGTTCTCCAGAATCGTGCGGATGTCAGCTCTTTTGAGTGCCATGTAATAGTCCTTTCTGCCCTTGCTCGGGCTGCCATGCTTGGCAATAAGTTATTTGCCGGACGTGCTGCCGGTGTGGTGCCGCCTGCGGGGCTTGAACCCACGGCCCCCGGATTACAAATCCGGCGCTCTGCCAGCCTGAGCTAAAGCGGCATAAAAAAGCGGCTGACGCTGTGCGCCAACCGCTGAGTATTAAATTTTACGGCCTTGTTTCCACGCTTGGCAAAACGTCCGTGTGAAAATAGAGCTTGTAGTGGTACGGATCGGTATGGGTGCCGGTAATGTCCTCCACCACATACATGGTGTAGCTGTTGAGGTAGATGTAATTTTTGCGGTAGGTGTCCGGGCCAATTTTCACAGTGCAGACCAACTCGTTGTCCGAGTTGGTGGAAATGGACATATAGCCCTCGGCCTCCATGATGACCTTGTCCGTGCGGGCGTTGTAGACGGTGATCTTGCGTTCGCTCTCAAAATAGTCGGCCTGCTTTGAGATGTTGGCGTTCGCCTTGTCTGCCTCAGAGCAGCCGCACAGAAGCAACACTGCCAAAAGCGTAATTGCTGCAAAAAACTTTTTCATGTTTATTCTCCTTTGCGAAAATCCAAGCATTCTTTGATAACAGCTACCTCTTCTTTGCTGAATATCGGCTTATCCGCGTCAACCGATACCGTTATCTCAACCTTTGCTTTACCCTCGCCATAAACCAAATCGCAAAGGGCTTGCAAGTTTTTAGTGGCTTCTTTTCCTTCCTCTAAAAACTTTTTCCTCAGCACTTCTTTTTCTCCGCAGCTCTCGATTGTTAAGAGCTTCTTTTTGGTTTCCTCAATATCTTTTTCTGCCTGTTCTGCAATAGCAAGTCCTCTTTCTTTGAGAAAACAATGCATTGTGAGCAAATCTTCAAGTTTCTCTTTTTCTGTCATGTTATTCTCCCTTCTCCGCTTCTTCCACCGCAATCTCTCGCAGCTCGTCAATGTGATTCTCCACCGCCGGGCGGAGGAACGGACGGGGAGCCATGCCCCGGGTAAAGTGCCACTTGCCGTTGAAGTCTTTCCAGACCCACGGCGTTTTGCGTCCGTTGCCCTTCTCGGCAAAGATGCCCGTTCCCAGCTCCACATACACGCTGTAAAAGAGATTTGACCCGATGGTCACGGTCTTTTTTGCGAGGTCGAGGGCAAAGGTCAGGCTCTGCTTGAGCGCGCCGCCCACGTAGCCCTCAATGCCCGTGCTGTCTGCCGTGCCTGTGGGCACAAGAAGCTGGGCGTAGTCCTGCACCTTCATGCCCCAGATGGTCAGCACCCGCTCCGCCCACGAGTCCAGCGCTTCATGCAACTGCGGGGTGTTGTCGGTGAATTTGATGTCGTAGTTAAAGTTCATGGTTTACCGAACTCTCCACGTCTTGGAATTTTTTCTTGCGCGGTAGTAGGTCTTTCCCTCAAATGTCACTTCAAGTGCACCCCTGTCCATTGCAGAACCCAAAACGGAAGAAAGCGACTTTGTTTCAGCTGCCTTTTTGTTTGCGGTTGACTTTTTCTGCACATCCTTCATAAAAGAATTGACGTTTTGCCGTTTCTGTGCCGTGTTATCCGCCGCCTTTTGCACCTGACTCTGGTTAAACCTTGCAGGGCCGGAAACATATGGATTCGCAACCTTCGTCTGAGCCTTTAGCTGTTCCGTTGTCAGTTCATGCAATTTATCCAGTGCCGCCGCTTTTTCCTGCTGAGTAAGATTCGACTGTTGGATTTTCTTCACGTTCGCTTCATACTCGCGCTTTGTTGCATCGCCAGCATCAAACAACGAAAAATCATTCGATCTTCTCACCAGCGTACTATCCAAACTTTTTGCTCCATTTGCGCCGCCGCCCGCTCTCGCGGAGTTGCCCGAACCTCTTTTACTCACGGTAGTGCCTCCTTTCGTATTGAAATGGCTTGATTTTGGTCACGTTCCAGTCAAATTCTGCCGGGCATTTCCCATACCACAAAATGCTGCTCGGCTGCAGCACTTCCAGCGCCTTGCGGCAGTGCTTGGCGAAACATTCCGCTTCGTATGGGTCAGACTGCGTTCCGTGGCTGGAAATGCTCACGATAGCGTTTCTCGGTTCCCCATCAAAGCACCAACCATAGCTTTGCTCGCCGCACCAGCAAAGCGTTGGAATGACGTGGATGCCGTGCGCCTGCCAGTATGCAGCCAGCCAGTGCTTTTTGTAGTGCATGAAAAGCTGCACCGCAAGCGGCATATCGCTGTAAAGTGAAAAATCCGGCGAACATACCGCACCGAACTGCTGCAAAAGCGGGATATACTTGTCTGGGTTGTTCCAGAACCGTTCAAACTGGTAATCATCCTTGTAAAAATGCACGCCTTTTGTGGCCTTGTCTTTGGCTGTCAGCGCATAATTGACCGGGATCCATTCCAGCTTGTCAATGCGGATGTCAGTTTCCGGCTTGATTTCAGGGATGCCATACTTGCCCACGCCCGAAAAAATCATCTTTTCGGTGTTTTCCATCGGCAAGGTCACAGTTCATCCCTTCTTTCTCTTGCGTTCCTCTGCCCACCACATTTGCTCTTTTTCCTTTCCGCCCTTGGATTTATACCACTCGGTGTAATCCATGACGGGGGTGACTTCTTTGGTCACATTGTCCCGCTGCATGGCGTTCTGCCTTGGATACTTGCCCAGCGCAGAGGACAGCACGCAGCGGCAGTGGTAAACCATCTCCGGCGCTGCGTTGGGGTCGCCGGGGCGCTGAATTTCGTAACCCATGACCTTGAACGGCTCGTCAAGCTCTGCTGTCTGCTGGTCAAGCAGTCGGTGCATTTCACGGGTGCGGTAGTCGTGGGTAGAGTTCCAGCGCTTTTTGACCTCGATGCCCAAAGCCTGGGCGTTGCGCATCTGCTGCAGTGCCCCGGCGTTCTGTGCACTGGTAAGGGCTGTGATGGCGTTGCTCATGGCCCAGTGGATCTCTGTATCAGCCATGCCGTTTACGGCCTGCACGGCGATGTCGTGGACGCTCTTGCCCTGTACGATGCCCTGCATGACGTAGCGGTTGAACACCCGGGCATCATAGGTGCGGTTGCTTTCGCTCTTGATGCGCTTATTGGGCACCATGCGGGGGTTCTCCTTCAGCAGGAGCTTGACCGCTTCGGTGTTGTACAGGGTCAGCCCGAACGTCACGCCTGCGGCCTGTTCCAGCTCGTAGAAGGCCCAGTTTGCGCCAAAGGAAAAGATGTTGTATTGCTCGTCCCGAGCCAGCTTGTAGGCCGTCTCTTGGGCTGTGGTGCAGGTCTGGGTGATGCCGTCCAGCTTCTGGCGCATCAAATCTGACTGAAAGACCTGATTTTGCAGCCAGATGCGGTAGTCGTCCTCGGTGATCTTGCCTGCATCCAGCTGCGCCCGTTTGCGCTCGTCCAGCGCTTTGTACTTTGCCAGAAACTCGGTGAGCTGCTCCTGCATCTCCCGGCGGGCAGTGCCGTACACCCGGAGGATACGGCGGCGCAGGCGGTTCAGCTGGCGGGTAGAGATGCGGTCACGGTCGTTCATTGTTTTCCCCGGCGGGTCCCCATTTGATGTTTCCGAGTTCGTCAACGCCTACTGCGCGGACTTTTGGCTTGTCCCAATCAATCGTGGTCGGCTGCATCAATTCGACTGCATTTGCAAACCGCTCCAAAAGTTTCCTGTCGTTTTCGTCCAGCTCAATAACAAACTTGCCGATGATGTTTTCAGCCATCGTCTTCGTCCTCCTCGTCCACGGTCTCCCGTGCTGCGCTCTCGGCCATCAGCGCGGCCTTGGCCTGCTCCTTTTGTTCCGGGGTCAGGTTTGGCAGCAGGTCAATGGCCATGTCCTGCCCGATGATGGCGGCCTCGGAAATCACCATGCTGACCTGTTCGGCCGTGTTGGTGATCTTGCTGCGGTTGAATGCCGGCATAGCGTTGTCAAAGCCAGCCAGTGCGCAGATCTGCCGGATGAATGGCTTGACCTGCGCCTCAAAGTCGTCTGCGTTCTGGTTCAGCGGTTCATAGGCTGCATCCAGATGGTCGTTGGTGCTGTCCGCGCTGACACAATGCACATCCAGACCGCCGAAGTCCTCATACACCCGGGTGTGGAGCAGCTCCAAAAGAGCCTGCCGGGCCGTCACGGGGATCTCGGTGGTGTAGGGGGTGATCTTTCCGCCCTCGCTGGTGTCTGCACCTGCAATGTGGTACAGATTCAGCTTGACGAGAAACTCCTGCAGCTCGTCATCGGTCATGCCGTTGAAGTTTTCGCACAGCCAGTAGATCTGCGAAAAGTCCTGCAAGTCATTACAGAAGCCGGACAGCACCAAATCGGTGTTGTCAATGTAGGCTTTCAGCCCCACAAGGGTGCTCTGGTGCAGGTCGGAGCCCCACAGCGGCACAATGGGAAGAGCGCTGTAGTTTTCGCCCTCCACGCTTTCCAGCCCGCCGCCGGGTGTGGTGACGGTCACGCTCTTGTATGCCTGCTTCGACACGGTCTCCTTCATCACATTGCCGATTTTGCTTTCCGTGTACTCAGTGAAGCCGTCCAGCTCGTACAGGATATAGTGCATATCCGTGTCAGGATTCAGCCGCCAGAAGCGCACACCTGCTTGCAAAAGGCCTGTCTTTTCATCGTACAGGGGAGCGAACTCTGTCAGCTTGAAAACCACCAAATGGTCGCTGTTCCAGAATCCGAAGCTCTCACCGTGGATCAGGGCGAAATATCCGGCCTTCTGGATCTGCTCGTCAAAGTTCTGCCCCAGCCTGTCCTTGTCCACGCCATCGTCCGCAAAGACTACGCCGTTGCCGAGGGAGTAGGTCGCCCGCTGCTTGTTGAGCCGCCGGAAAAGATTGCTCTTGACCATATCGGGGTGCAGGACATCCTGCTTTGTGTTTTTGGACAGGCGTTTCAGCATCAAAGCGTAAGCCTGCGCGAAGCGCTCAGCTCCCGGGTTTTTCTGGGCATCGTACAGGTCTGCGTCCAGCGCCATCTTGTACGGTCCGGAACTGCAGTGCTGCTGCACGAACCGCCGGATGAAATCAGGCTGTTCCCCGGCGGCTTGCGCCTGCTGAAAGGTCTGGAATGTGTATACAGTGCTCAAAATCAATTCCTCAGTTTTACAAGGCGCTTTGTGCGCACGAAATAGCGGATAGCGTCCATGCAGTGGTCGTTGACCTTCAGCACGGTGTCGTCTTTATCTGGATCCCAAGCGTACACGCCAAACTCTTCCAGCGTGTGCTTGCAGTCTTTGTAGATCTTCAACCGCCCGGTCTGCAGCATGGTCTGCACGTCCAGAATGCCGCTCAGAACGTCGTTGTTTGCGGGGGTCTGGGTAAAGCCGTTCTTGCGCAGCTCTGTAATCAGGGGCAGGGCAGAGGGGTCAACGATGATCCTTTCCGGCTTGAGACCATTCAGCCACGCCTTGAGGTCTGTTACGTACTCGCCCACGGTCTTTTGCCGCTTCTGTTCCCGGCCGCTGTAGTAGTACTCCCGGGTGACGATCCAACAGTCTGCATCTGCCTGCTTCTGGAACAGCAAAAAAACCGTTGCGTTCTGGGTGCCAAAGTCGCACGCCACATAGGCGCTCTTTGGAGACAGCGCCGGAAGCTTGTCAATGACGTGCTTTTTGCGGTCGAACATATCGTAGACAAGGCCCTCGGCCACCGTCCACAGACCCAGAATGAAACGCTGATAGAAAACGCCGCTGTACTGGCTGCGGTATCTGGCCTTGATGTCCTCGGAAAGTGACAGGTTGTCGTCCATCGTGAAATGGAGATACATCATCTTGCGGGAACGGCACTTGCGCACCCACTCCAGATAAAACCAGTGTTGTGGGCTGCCCGGGTTGCAGTTGAACCAGAACTTTGACCCGGTGACAGAGCAACGAGCCGTGGCCTGATTGACGAAGCTCTGCGGCATCAGGGCCACCTCGTCGAAGAACGCCCCGGCAAGGGTGATGCCTTGGATCAGATCCTGACTGCTCTCGTCCTTGCCGCCAAAAAAGTAAAATTCGTTGGTTCTGCCGCCATTGCTGACGGTCATGCAGTTTTCTGCCCGATGTTCCTTTACGTTGTAGCCACGGGCTGCAAGCTGCTGCTTGAGCGTCCCCAGCACGTTGCGCCGGAAGCTGGCAATGGTCTTTCCGCACATGGCAAACTGCTGGCCGTTGTAGCAGGTCATAGCCCACTGGACGAACGAAAAGCTCATGGCAAAGGTCTTGCCCGAGCGAATAGCGCCATCGGCAATGATGCCGTTGTAACCGCTGTATGCGCTCTGTGGTGTCCACCAGCTCAAGACCTGCTTTTGCCGCTGGCTGAGGGCTTTCCAACGGAATCCGTTACTTTTCCGCATGGTCGTCCTCTTCCTCTGGCAGCATGTCTACATCATCCGGCGGGCTGAGGTCTGCGGCGGCGCTCAAGGCCTCAAGCAAGCCATCGTCCGGGGCTTCTATGCCGCTCTGGTCTCCCAGCATAGCAAACTTGTCCACGATGGTGCCAAACGCCGTGGACAGCTGCGGCAGCGTTGCCTCTGCGATTTTGTCAGGGTCTGCCATCGCCTGAAGGTACAGCCCGAGAAGATCCTGTGCTTCCCCGCGCTTGCTGCCTAAGTAGGAAAGCATGTCCTGCGCGTTCTGCTCTTTTTTTAAGGCGCACAAATCCGCACACTTGGGATTATCTTTCACGATTTTCCGCACGGTGCTTTCTGCCACGTCGTTCAGCTTTGCGGTCCTGGCGTAGCTCTGCAGCTGCACATAGTCAGCAATGATCTTCTTTTTTTGTCTGTCTGTCAGCCGCTTCGCACTCACCGCCACCACCTCTCTAAACTCACGCAAAAGAAAAACCGCCCGGAAATCCGAACGGTCAGAATATCGAATGCGCCGCCAGCTGGATTTGAACCAGCACCCACGGAATGGATGTGCGCAGTGGTTGGCTGTGCAGTGATGTTCCCGTGGTGTCACCAACGTTGTCCCGCCTTAAATGGGCGGCGCTCTTCCAATTGAGCTATGACGGCATATAAGCAGCGCCCGTGCATTCAGTTCGTTGGACAGGCGTCAAACGGTGGGCGCTGCTGCATCCGGAACTTTCGCGGCCGGATGCCCCGCTATTGCGCGGCCCCCTCATAGGACACGCAAGCACTCCGGGCAGGCCTCGAACCTGCAACCTTCGGTTTTGGAGACCGACGCTCTACCAGTTGAGCTACGGGAGTATAAAAGCCGCCCTTGGAATCGAACCAGCCGTGCCTACACACACGCACCGCGCTCCACATTGCGCTCAGGCGGCCATATAGCAAATAAAAACAGCTCCGGTTCGCCGCCGGGGCTGTTGGTTGGCGCACATCCTGTCAGGAAAGCTACACCTTGGCAAGGATTCTAAGGCCTTTTCTTGGCACGGGAGGTTGCACGTGCGGCCTTGCGGGTTGTCTAGTCCATGCGCCATATGGTGCGATACGGCGGAATCGAACCGCCTCCTGTCTCTCATGAGTGGCAGGCTGCCTTTGTTTCAGTGTATCGCATAGAAGCAGCCCGCGAAACGTGAAGAGAGCAAAGCCCAGTACCTGCAAACAGAAAAGGAGGAAAATGCTAAGAAGGGACACGTTTCGGAGGCTGCGTGCATCGGTTTGCCTTTTGGCTTTTCCGATGATACAATTTTACACTATGCGATAGTGAAACCGCAATGTAATGACAGTGCAATGTTTTTAAAGGCTCAGCTCTTCCATTGCTTTGCGCCGCAAGACATAGACCATGCGCAAAGAGTAATTCATATCTTTTGCGACCCTGTCCCACGTGAGGCAATCGAGATAGTACTTGTACAGCACCGTGTATGCTTTTTCGTTCTGGATCCGGTCAAGTGCGCTTTTGATCTCAAGAAACAGCCTGTCGCAGACCGCTCTTTGCTCATAAGCGCGGCGCTCCGCTTCCTCCTCGCGTTCCACCGCCCGGGCAAGGCTCTGGCCATCTTTGCTGCCGCCGGGGACCGCACTGAGGCTCTGGGTGATGTGCCGGGTGGCCTCCTGCGCTTCGGCCAGACGGTCAGACAGCAAGTAGTATCTTTTCTCTGCTTCGCGGTAGCGGTTCAGCCACGCCTTAACGGTGAGGTAATCGGTTCCATCCGGCTTCTGCGTGTCAGTGTCAGGTGTCCATGTGTGGGTCATTGTTGCTCCTTTCTTCAAAATCGTTGCAATATTCGGGCGGATTTATGTATCCTTCGTCTTTGTCACTTCTCCGGCAGATATAGTGATATCCGGATTCTGACGCCCCAAATTTTTGATTTAAGAAAACGCACCGGTCGCAAAGGCAAGGTTTGTTGCGGTTGAGCCACCGCTTGAAATATTCAATTGGGTTGCCATCGCTAAGAACAAACCAGATGAAAAATCCTGCAAGTGTTGCCATGAACAGCGTGCTTGCAATTTCAAATAGCATATCAAGCATTTTACTCCTCCATTTCTTCAATCTCGATTTCCACCCGGGGATTCTCCCGGTCAAGCTCCACCCGGCTGCCATCGTGGGCGGCAACAATTTTGCTGTTGTCGTCCTCCAGCACGCGGGCTTTTACCAGAATGTCAGTGGTCGCCTCAATGAGGTTTGCCAGATCGACCCGGCGGGCGGTCTTCATGTAGTACACGCACCTCACGTTTACACGGGCAGAAATGGGGCTGCGCGGCCTTTTGATTTGCCGCAGGCAGTCAATCTCATAATCCACATAAACCTTGCTGGGGGCCACAAAGCGCCCGCCAGAGCGGCTTTTGAGGATGCGGGCAGAGTTCTTTTTGGTGCGAGGGTCGCCGTAGAGGGTCAGGTGCATTGGTCTCCTTCTTTCATCATCTTCAGCACGTCTTCTGCAGTGCGGTAGCCCATAATGCCATTATGACCAATCAAAGGCTTTCCCATGACTTCCAGTAGCCCTTCGTTCCATCCGTAGGAATCGGGTGTGCAGATTGCAGCCCAGCGGTACTTGCCTTTTTCCGTCACCACGATTTGCTCTCCGCCTCTATATTCGTGGTCGTAAATATGCTCTACACCCATTTCAGTGAGAGCAGCATCTAGCTTTTGCATTTCAGTCATCGCTTTTACCTCCAAACTTAGTAGTATTCAATTTCCACCAAAGAGGTGGATACAAGTTCGAAACGGCCGTCTCCAAGAGGGATTTGCAGGAGCTGGTACTCTCGCTCGGAAGAAAGTTTCGGGTCTGGAACCAGCTCACCAAATCTGTCCACGGTGATGGTATACTTCGGAGATCGTGTTCCAGCATATCCGGTCTTTTCAATTTCTGGGGAATAGACAGTGACGTGGTAGCATGGCTGGCTGGTAGCTTCAGCTTCAGCTGATGTTGAACCACAAGCGGTTACGCACAGTGTTAAGATCAGCAGCAGCGCTGCAACAGTAAGGCAACAAATTCGCTTCACCGTTTTCTTCCTCCCATCCATCCTTCTTTGTTGAAATCGTTGCGGCTGATCCGCTCCGCCGCGTGGTTCCCGTTGGTGTAGATGCGCTGTGCTTTCAACTGCCGCTTGTACTCGGCGTACCGTGGGCAGCTGTCGTGGCAGATCGGGTGCCGGTCGGGGCAGTCTTTACATGTCGGGTTGGTCATGTTCGGCTTCCTCCTCGTCAAACCAAAGGCGTGTTCCGCATCCGGGGCAAAATTTGTCAAGGTAATAATCATCGTTGCATTCATACCCGCAAACGGGGCAAGTTGTCGTACATGCATTTTCACGCCAGTAAAGCTTTTTGGGACGTTCGCCCGGCAGTTTAGGCATGGGCATCCAGACCGGGAGGTTTTCCGGGAAAGCTGCCACCAAGTTCCACGGCCAATTTGTTATGAAGCCGTCGCAGGGGTTGTTGTTGATGCTCAGGACGTCGCCGTCTTCATTTGCATCAGCCTCAGTCGGCGGCTCTTCTGCGGTCTTGCGCCAGCGCTGGACATCCGGGACGACTGCCGGTTCGTCTTCCAGCACATCCATCGCATCCATAATCTGACACGCGCGGCATCTTACGCCGCCGTAATCGTTGCAGCCACAGCAATATGCCGCTTTGATGTTTGCGATGGCTTTTTCGCGGTCGATAAATTCGCTCATTTTTCGATCTCCCTCAAAAATCCCAGCTGTCAGGAACGCCAAGACGGCATTCTCCATCTCCATCGTTACTGGTCGGCTTATCGAACGGGCAACCTGGGCAACCATTTCCGGTCGCCGAATGGTAGTGGCAAAAGTCCATCAAGTAATGGGCCATTTCCTCCGGACTCATAAATTCACTCATTTTGTAATCTCCTTCCTTGTCGGCTCGCTCGCCCGCAGCCTTGCAGCTTCACGCGGGGCTGTGGTGATATCTGCCTGCGCCTGCTTCAAAAATTCAGCACGGCGGTATGTAAGGTCTGGCATTTCAGCCAGCTCTGCAAGCCCTCCCACGCTCCCGGCATAGGATTTTGCTGCCGGGGGAAGTTGGTCATACAGGGCTTTCAGCTCTTTCTGCCCGTCGCTACGCAGCAGCCCGCCCTTTTCGTCAATGCCGGTCACCATCGGGAACTTGCGCCAGCTCAAAAATGTCTGTGCCTTGCGTGCCGCTACAGCCAGAGCTTCCCATTCAGCGGACGGGTCAAGACACTGGGAAAGCTGCTTGAAGATGTCGGCAACCGTGACCGGATAAACGCATACCCGGTTCGCCGCCAGAAAAGCCCGCTTGACAGTATCGCCGTCATAGTCGCCAAACTGGTACGTCCACACATCAATGGTGGTCTGCATCTCCTTATCGGTCAGCGGCTTGGAACCCAGCTTGTACAGCACAAAATTCATGCGAATCAGCTTTGCCACGTCTTCCCGCGTCATGTCTCAAACCCTCTTTCTCTGTCCATCTTCGCCAGCACCCGTGCAAGCTGGTCGTCTACGGTCTCGGTTGGCTGCTTGCCTCGCGGTCTGGCTTGTCGGCTTTGTTCGTTGGCTTCCACATCCCCCGGCGTGCGCAGGCCGTCCCGTTTCCAGCCTGACAATATGCCGTTGATGTAGCTCCACGAGCGCTTTCCGGCTTCTGTGGATTTGTCAATCGCCAACAGGATCATCTCTGTGCTGTACTCCTGCCTCCACTTCTGCAGCTTGTCCAGCGCAGAGCGTGGGAAGTCCCCAACGGCCTGCTGATAATGCTGGACGATTTTAGAAAGTTCTACATCAACGGCGGCGGGGGTGGCGCTATTATATACACCACCGTTAGGTGATATACCATTACCATTTACATTACCATTACCATTTACATTACCATTTACAGATACAGCCGGATTTGCCGCGTTTTGCTGTTTTTGCTCGTCAAAGTCGGCATTTGCCGGATTTGCCGCGTTTTGCTGACGCTTGCCGTTTGTAACTTCTGCACCTTTACGCCCTGCGGCAGCTCTCTTTTCTCGTTTTTCGTTCCATTTTTTAGAATTTGATTCCACCGCCTCGGACATAAAATCCCACGCCATTTCGAGCTTCTGGTCGTCCTCAAAATTCGGTGGATCGGGGAAATCAAGCAGCGCATCAAAAATCCTGCCTTTTTGCTCCAGAGACAATTTACGCAATGGCTTTTTCCATGATTTGTAAATGACTATGCTTTTCTGTTCTTCCTCTTTCAACTGCTTTCACCTCCTTTGCACGCCCGTATAGCCAGATAGCACAGCTTGCGAAATCAAAAGGGGAGATCTCCATTATCCGAGATTGTGGCAAAGTCGTCCATGCTCCCCTGATCATACGCGGGAGATGCCTGCGGGGCGCTGTGCGCGGCATTTGCTTCCCGCACATGATTTGCCGTCTGCTACTCATAGGACGCTGCGGCAGGCTTGTCTGCGGCCTTGGAGCCCGCAAAGCTCACATTGCTGGTCACGACCTCCACGGCGGTGCGGTTGCTGCCGTTCTTGTCCTGATACTGGCGGGTCTGCAAGCTGCCTTCAATGGCAATCAGGTTGCCCTTCTGGAAATACTTGCACACGAACTCGGCCTGCGCACGCCATGCCACGATGTCGATAAAGTCCGCCTG